GTCAAAACAAATTAATTCAAAATCATCTTGTACCTCATTCTGTTCACCTTTTTTTGCCAATGAACCAACTCCTCTTGATGATACACCCATAGTAACACCTTGTCTCATTAAGTTAGCTGCAATGTCACCTTTAGTAGAAACAATACCTTTTTCGTGAAATCCTGGTGAAGTCAACAATTTTAATTTACCCATTAGAACATTACCATCCCACCAAATATCGGTAATTAGATGTGAAACTCTATCTAAGTCAATAAGAGATGACTCAGGGTGATTTAATTCAGAAGTTGATAAACCTTTTTTAATTGCGGTCTTGTATTTTTCAGATTCTCTCTTTAAAATCTTTTCAGGATATATTCTACCGTTTCTATTAGGTACACCGTACTTCTGTAATACAGCATAAAACTCAAAAGGATTCCTATAGTCTAATTCTTTTTGTTCACGAAGAATGTCAACATTTTTTGGGTCTGATGGTGATACCCATCCTGCATCCATTTCAACTAAAATACCCCTACCCGTTTCACTGGCGTTTAATATTCTATAATCTTTCATCTTATCTTTTAAATGATAAATACTAAGTTATAGGAATGTTTTCTCCGATATAGGGTTTTTGGATGATGAAAATAAAAATTTAGTATTTCGTATGATACAATTTTTATAGATTTCTTTGATAATTTTTTTGACAGAATCTTTAACTATTGTTGATTTAAAATCTAATTCATTTTTGGTGAACAAGTTTATTTCAAGATTCATAAAACTTTTTTTACCTACCTGAATCCCACTAGTTCTCAAATCTAAATCAACGATAAAATTTTCATGGAATAGTTCTCCATTTAAACTTTCATAAACAGAATGTTTAATATCTCTACTGAGATTCCCAACAATTCTTACCCAATTTTCATATTCATCTTTAGGTAATACCCACGTTTGAAGGTTTATGTACAATGACTTTAAATTCTTAGAATCAACAGTACCATAAGATGTCTTCAAAGATTCATATTGATTGATTTTAATTGTTTTACCTTTTTTCATTAAGTTAAATTTCTAACTTTTATTGTCTTTTTAAAAATTATAACTGAATTTTATCAAATTACCAAATATTTCTTGTATATGTTAATAGTTGTTGTAAAAGGTAACATTGAGAAGTCTCTTAAAGAACTTAAGGGAAAGGTAATCAAAACCAAGCAAACAAAAAAACTCCTTGAACTTAAGGAGTTTGATAAAAAATCAGTAACTAAGAGAAAGAAGAAATTGTTAGCCCAATACAAACAAAAGATTAGGATTCAAGAACAATAGATTCACCAAGTTGTTTTAATCTTACATAATTGAGTTGGTCAAATTTTTCAGACTGAATTTTTTCAATCGTCTCTTTAATAGTTTTTACAACATCACTTTCAGATTCATTGTCTTTTAAAGACGATAATTTTTGAATTGTATTTTCTTTTAACGTTTCAAACTCTATTTCTAAATCTTCTTGGTTACCGGCGAAAACGTGAAAAACATTCTTTTTGGTTGTTTCATCCAAAGTATCCAAATACCTTTGAATTGTTTGATTAGCAATAGTTACCATAGATTTTAATGGAATTTGTGTAACATTCTCATTAATTTTAGGTTTTGACATTAACACACCTAAAACATTTTTCTTAGATTGAACCCTTTCTTGAATGTTAATTGAATCAAGATACACCAAGATATCTAAATCTTTGTATATGTTTTCAACATTACCACCATTTTTTGGTAATTTCACATTTTCTAATATCTGTCTAATCAGTGAGATACCTTCTTCCAAATATTCTTTAGCATCTTCACTACTAAGATTTTTGGGTTTAGACAAGTCGTCATACAACGAATATAACCTCGAGTAAGATTTGTTTTCTAAAATATTATGTTTAAATTCTTTAAGAGTTTTCTTAAAGTTGGCTGGATTACTGTAAGATTCCAGTAGGTTTTTTTCGATAATTGATTTAATTTCTCCGAATGTCATGTTTGTAGGGGTTATTTGGATTCATAAATAAATATTACGAACCAAGTAACTTATCCAATTCCTCAGCAATTTTTCCTAAGTTTTGTTGACCAATACTTAAATCAAGAAATTTTGAACCATGAATATCATTTTCTAAGAGAATATTTAAGTCTTTTACATTGGTAGATTCAGGTGTTACCGCAGCTTCTTCACCAGGTGGAGTTTCTGGTGTTTCAGGTGCTCCTCCTCCTCCGAACTCAGCATCAAATCCACCACCTAATCCACCGGGTAAATCTGTTGCTGCTGGTTCACTAACCTCACCTGGAGGTGCTGCCGGAGCTCCCGCACCGTCTTTAGTACCATATAACTTATCCAATGTATCAAAGATACCTGTCTTAACAATAACTGTAGGAGTATTTTTAAGTTCCTCACCAATGGCTCTTTCCATTCTTTGTTGTAGTAAGTCAGTTCTAATTTCATCATCAGACCAACCAAAAATGTGCTTTTTAGCCCATGTTGAAGATGCTGGTTGAATACCGTTTCCTGGGTCTGTAACAACATCTTTATACAACAACATTTTTTCCTTCCACAAATCAACTTTTAACAAATCAGCTTGTGTTGAAGGGTTTGTTAAACCTAAAGTAAAGTTTGAAACTTCTTCTTCAAATCCCAATAAGAAAAGGTGAATAATAGCAATTTTATTCATCTCTTGCAACATTGATTTTTGAATCCTGTTGATAGTTCTAGCAAAACGAATATCCTGTAGTGCTAATGATTTTCCATCACCAACAGTTTCTTCAAATCCCAAGAATGTTTTTGGAATACGAAGTGCTGTTACAAGTTTTTTCTGAATATATTCAATATCGGCAATTTCAGAAAGGTTTGTAGCACCTGGCAAAGTTTCAATCGGAGAAGGTTGTGCCGGGTCTCTTACAGGGATAAAATAATCTTGGTCAACCGCCATTTGGTTGAATCTCATATCAACATTACCTGTCTTTGAATCTACAATTTGTTCTCTTTTGAATTTGTTGGCAACTCTTTGTACGTATGCTTCAATATCATCATCTTCCATGTTACCAACATACACTTTGAAAATTCTTCTTTCAGGCGCTCTTGATGTTCTGTAAATTAACATCGCATCTTCTGATAACAAAAGTTGTTTCCAAGTACGTCTTGATTTTTCCAACATGGATGTACCATAAGGAAGTTTTCTATCATCCCCCAATAATCTGAAATGACCTACTTCCCATGGTTGAAAATCTATATTTCTTGATTTCCAAGTAAATTTAAGACCTTTACTATTGTCAGGTGTTTTTATGTTAGAGGTACCCATCCTTTCTGACATACCCAACTCATATCTTTCGATTTCAATGTTTGGAAGTTGGATACTACCAATAACCCCTTTTTCAGGGTCAAGTCTGAGATAAATAAAGTTGTCACCATACTTACATGTGTTTCTTGTCCACATGGGTAAGTTAGTGTTGATATCTAAAGAATTATTAAATAAATCGGCTAATACGGATTTTATTCTTTTAGATTCTGAATAAATTTGTAGAATAAAACCATCTTCGTTTGGTGTTGTAGATTCTTCGGCGTAAATGTCCAATGCCGCGGCAATTTCAGGAGTATATTCCATTGACTCATAGTCATAGTAACTCGCCAATCTATTTGGTTCATAATAAATTGCCTGATTATAAAGATTACTTTCAACTTTAGCAAATTGATTTGACAAATAAAACGATTGTCTTGCTTGAAGTTTTTCTTTTTCGTATTCTGCTTTATCAGTTGTACGAAGTAATTCTTTTCTATCAAACTTATAAGTCGGAAAATCTTGATTCAATAAAGCGTCTGGACCAAGAGCTCTTGATAGTCTTTGCCAAACTGTAAATTTTTGTTCTGAACTCATTTTCTATAATTTAATTCAAATAGGTCTTTTATAAATACTACCTTGGATTAAATAACCAACGATACTTCTCATAATCATCCCTTGTAGGATTATGTTGTTGATTACGGTTCATACCTGCTTGTGAAAATTGTGGTATCTGTGGATTAAAGTATTGTGATTGGTCTTTGCTTTCACTAACTACTGTTGACCAAGAATCCAACATGGCTTTTGTTTGACTAACCACTTTAACCAAAGATGGGAATGCTATTTCCGCAACATACAATGCCATGGCAATTGACATAATACAATCATCGTGATGTCCTTTTTGGTGGTCAGGTCTACCATTTATGTAGACAAATGTGCCCATTTCACCCAATAATCTTGAAGACCTTACTTTAAATTCATGTCTAACAGCTTCTTCAAATGATGCAATAATTTGAACTCTTTTATTGTTAAAATTAATTCCAGGTATTTTTTCGGTTGCCTTTGGGTTCCATTTCCATTTATTTGACATATCAACTCCATCAATATAGAAATTTTTATATCCAAGTTCTTGAAGTCTTCTTGCCGTTGCAACACCCATACCACCTGTCAAGTCAGTCACACACAGTGCTGAGTACATGTTTCCCCACTTGTAAGCGATTTCCGCTAACGTATCGGGTGGAATTTTACCTACAAACTCTAAAACTTGCTCACGGGTGTCAAAATCAATAATTTCAATACAAGAAAAATCCTCAGAATCTCCCCTTGAAACGTCAACACCCATAACGTATTTGTGTCCATTTTCAGGCTCTTTCCAAATCCAAAGTTGATTACCCATTAACTTGGCGTTTGGTTCTTTTATATCATTTTTTTGTATTCTCTGAGTTATATTTGAATCAAATACGTTATCACCTGAACCAAGAAAATTACATTCTAATTCCTGAGAAACTTTTCTTTTATCATATTTCAGTTTTTTAACCATAC